ATTTATTATCCAAAAGGATAACCCGAAAGAAAAAATAAAAACCCAAAACAACATATAATAGATAATAAACATGCAGAACAGTTAAGAAATACCTTATAAATACACTCATTGCAAGTAATTTCAACACTAATAGTATTATTATCATTGTTATTATTGTTTTCATTTTCAATAACAAATTCCTGCATAGGTTGCCCCGTTACCTCTAGACAAACTAATTTTGCAATAGGAATATTGTCTTCATGCAATGGGTTTTCAACATCCATAATGGTTGGTTTGTTTCTTTATAAATAATGTTTGGTTACTTTTATATTACATTTTACATCGTTATTCTTGTGAACCACGCAAATACAAACAACGCAAATTATTTTCTTTGAAAATTATTTGCTCGTTAAAAATTTGCTTTGCCGCTAAAACAGTTTAAAGCGGAACTAACTAATTATAACATAAAACGATGGAAGATACCTTTCTGAATCAAAAAATAAAAGCTTTTTATAAGCGACAACCTGAGGTTTTTAAACCACCTCTTGAATTTATAATAAATAAAATGCTAAAACATTGTGCATATGACAACGGTGAAAGTCTGGAGAGACATAATTGGGGAGATGAACCTTTAAAGTTAAAATGTCTTCCACTTGACATTAACTCACCAAATTTAGTTGAAGAAATATTAATATGTCTTGATATGAACGAAAATCAAAAAGCAATCCTAGAACTATTGTGGGGAGACCCTCAACTAGGAAAAAGAATTCACGCTCTAATAATAATGTGGTTTTCAGTTTACATTATTAAAAGGCCTGTGCTGTATATTTTTAGATGTTTGAACGTAGATAAAAAACAGTTGCAAGATGACATAGCTGGAACTGAAGAATACAATTTTAACATACAATTTATCAAAAATTTTTTTAATGATTTTAATTGTCAAATTCAGAAGTTTTTTGACGATTCAACAACAAAAAATGATTACTGGAAAGATTTTTCTCTTCCTGAATTGAAAGATATTAGAAATAATGGAATAATTGATAAACTCAGCAATAAAGATGCATTAAATCCAACAGATATGTTTTGCTGTTTAATGCATTACGAACAATTAGAAAAAATTAAAGAACAATTCGTCAATTATATCTGCAATCATAAAGAATTGGTTAATATAACCGTAATAGTAGATGAAGGTGATTTGACTTGTCCAACTGCTTCTAATGACGGCAGTGATAAAAACGATATTAAAAATTCAACAGCGTGCGAGAAACTTATTGCACAGATTTTTAAAATGGTCAGATATGCGTTGGATGTAACAGGTACAGGGCATTCATTGCTTTATAATACAACAACTGTACTAAGTGAAGACCAAACTATACAAACTAAAATAGAAAGAGTTCATGTTATGAAAATGTCTGATAATTATTATGGTTTTTCTAACGGTAAAATTTATTTTGATACAGACCATGTTACTCCTTGGTGGGAGTATAAAGACCAAAAATACGATATAATTGAAGATTATAATATAAATATCAAACAAATTGCAGATATAATAGTAAAAAGAAAAACAACAAAGTATAACTCTTTTTTGATAACAGAAGAAAAAGTTCGCTTTGAACAATTTTCTTTAGTTTACAAATTTTTACAAGACTTTCCAGATATATTTGTTATTATATTTCATGGAGGTTGTTTAAGATTATATCTATCAAAGGATTATGAACAAGAGCTTAAAAATTGGGCTCAATGGGACGCCGGTCAATGTTCTGGCAAACGTTTGTGGCAAACAGGTGGAATATATGGTTCTTCAATAGATACAGAAAAATCAGTGAAACTACCAAATAATTATTGTTACTTTGAAATTGACTCAAAAAAATTAAACATTAAAATGGTATACAAATTATTAGCAATTCTATTTATAGAAAGCACTGTTGCAATTAAACACAAAACTGTTATTACTATAACTGGCAAATATGGAATGAGGGGTTACTCTTTTACTAGCGATGATTTTGGCAAATATTCAATGCATTTAACCGACCAATATCAAGTGGCTCACGCATCAATATTTAATTGCACCAATGCACATCAAACTGGAAGAATTCAAGTTCTAAGTTCTGATATAGAACTTAAAAATGGAACTATGAAACTTACTTTATGGACCACCAAACAATTCCAAGATATAATGCAGAACTTTTACATAAATTTTATAAAAGAACTAAAAAGACACACGCCTAATTGTAAAGGTAACGATGAAATTAAAAATTGCGTTGAAAGTATTATAGATAAAGGTAATAAGTTTAAATTTAAAAAATACATGAAATACATTGACGCTAAAAAGAAGCGAGGAAATTTGAAAATACATAAACACCGTGAACCAAAAAATAATGGTTACAGATTAATTACTACAGACGATATGAGTGAAAACGAACTTGCAGAATGGTGTAGGGATGAAGGATTTCCTGAATATAGTGAATCTACTTGTGTAAATACAGTAGAACGCGTTGATGATGTTGCAGAATTAACAAATAGTGACAAAATTTGGTACGCCAAATTAACACCAATTTCATATGATAAAAACGTTTCAATCAAGCATCAAACTTATACAATTGATGAAAACACTGAAGAACAATACAAAAATAAAATTTTAAAATATATAGCGCAAGGCTGCATTAATTCTTATAAATCTCTTGCTGTTCAAAATAAATGCGTGAAGACTGATACCATTGTTTTGATTATTGATAATATTAACATAAAAAAATACAAAGCTGCATTCATGCCAGAAAACTATAAGAAAAACACAGTTAAAGATTCTACATTATGCAATCTTCCTAAAAATTATATATTGTATGAAGATATCAACGGTCATCTATGGAAATCTTCTTTGAAAGAAGAATATAAAAAGAAGGATAACCATGGATACTTAAATGAAGATGATAATTTTATACAAGGGGGAGGATTACCTGATGTATACTATTGGAAAACACCAGATGGTTGGTTATTCTTGCACGATAAGAGTCAGGGTGAAATATACACATTAATTGTTAAAACCCCTAAACAAACAAATTCAAACGCGAATTCCTCAAATGTTATTATACACGCGGTTGACTCTGGTGTAAAATTATTTGTTGAAGCATGTTTTAAAGCTCCAGCTAGACCAAATTTGCGTTTTTGTCTCAAGGATATTTATAAAATATACGAACAATGGTGTGAAAGCAAGGGTAATAAACCATTAAAAACCCAGAAAAGGTTCAAGGAAGAGCTTGAAAAATTAAACTACACGGAAGACACTAGTCAAGGCGTGGATATTAACGGAAACTCTGGAAAAAGAGGTTATAACGTATTAGTTTCATTATAATTTGTCTATCAACTTAAACATAAAGTATTAAATTAAATTAATAATATGCACGACATATGCTATCATATTATTAATTCTTTCATTATCAATGTAACTATGAATCTGGAAGAAATTTATAATTATATTAATTATCGTTATGGCAATTCTATTGAAATAACAGAAGTTAAAACTGAATTATCTAAGCTAATAAGAAACAAACTTATAAACTGTAAAAACGACAAATACACATTAACTCAAGAAGGAAATGTTGTATTGAATGATCAAAAACTGTATCACACAAGAATTATCATTAAGTTTTATAAAAAATATAGGAAAGATAGCAAAAAATTTGCACTTAAAGAGGTTAGAACAGAACAGGCTAGATTAAGAACCCATTTAATAAATAAGAAAGAACACAAATGCGTGATATGTAACAAATTTTTACCATTATGTTTACTTGAAACTGCACATTTGAAACCTAGATGTTCATTAAAATTGTCAGAAAAAGAAGATAATGCTGTTTGCGAGTTTATGTGTAGGTATTGTCACAAATTATACGATAGCGGATTTCTAGGAATTTGCGACGGTTTATTGAAAGTGTCACCAAATTTAATTGCGGATGGATATGACTTAAATTACACAGAAAACAAATTAATAAACTGCTATAACGAGAGAAATAAACAATATTTTGATTTTCATTATAAATATATATTCATTGGGACAAAGAATTAATAAAAAAATAACAATCTGGGGTCTCATCAAATTTCAACCCTGTGCTATAATTTAATTATATATAAAAATAATACAAAGGCATTTGTGTAATTATTTTAATATTCAAAATGAAATATATCTTTGTAATTCTATATTGTATTTTCTATGTCACTTATTGTCTTCATCTAAATTTTACTCAAAAACAATTAATAAATAAAATTTTACAAAACCCACATATAACTCTACACCA